GGACATCAGGACAGTTTTTTTCAGCCTGATCCATAGATTCCCATATGTTTAACCTCTCCTGATTCTTACACTCGAAAGAGTAAGGGATTAGTTTTTTTGCATGAGGGGAGAGGACTATATCTTCTCCAGTCATGCCCATTGTTTGAGACTTAATGTCGTCTTCTTCTAAGACAGGGAATAACTCCCTAAGTTTGTCTCTTACAAAATTTTGTAATCGTCTGCCTTTAGCTTTAACCGATCTACTGCTCATTTTTAGCCTTAGGTTTATTGATTTCTTCTTGGCTAGGCATTCCTAATAGATTCCATATTTTACCAATACAGATACGTCCATTTTCACTCATTAGTTTGTAATCTGAACTTTCTAATTCAGCTAGATATTCTATTAGTTTTTTCATACGTTCATTTTTACGCATTGGTTTTACATCAACGCTAGATAACCTTGATTCAAGGTTTGTTATTTTAGTAATTATCTTTTTAACCATTGTCTGCATGTCCTCCATAAAAATTTAATGCCCAAAGAATTCTCTCTTTTGTTTTAGGAGTTGGAATTTTTGCACATATATATGCGTTAGCTACTGTGCTTTGTTCAGAAAGAAACATGTCTGCTTTTTTATTTTGTTCTTCGTGATGTTTTAAATGGTCTTTAATACTAGCCAAGGCTTCTTTTTTATTTCCAAAATATTGAAAACCTTCAGATCCTCCTGCATATTCAAAATGTACTCTATATATCATCGTGTCCACCTATCTTTTATTGTGAATGAAAAGAATGTTTCTAATTTGGTTATCCCTAATCGTATAATGATGCTATCACCCTGTAATGTGGAATAACCCATTGTAAACATGAATAGTTTAAATGCTACAAACTTCCATGCATGATAATTTCCTTCTTTATGTTTTTCTGTGATCCAGCTGCTTCTCCACATCTCCAGTCCAAACAGTCTGGTTATTTTTCCTGTTTCTGTCATAAATATCTTCCTGTTTTTTAAATGTCATAGTTGTGGTTTGTTTGACATCGTGATCATGTATATACACATAAACATTCTGTCCTTCTACGCTTTCAACTACATTGTCTTTGATATGTATTTCTACTACACTCATTGTGATCTCCTAGAGCTGTAAACAAAAAGGCACAACTCTCTAAGCTTGTGCCTCATCGTTAATTGCATTTGTCGTATCGAAACGTATTCCAATTAAATTTTAGAGTAATCTCAAAATCAGATTCATCTCTAGACTTAACTGATCTAACGGTTCTCAACATTTGTTTCTTTACTCCTTCATAAGCAATGTACTGATCTGACTTTTGTTCGATAGCACTGTTGCCTTTACCACTGTGAACATTTAATCGCTGACCTTCGTTTATATTAAACGATGCTGATTTAGAAATGTGATGTACTGCAAATACAATTACATCTTCTTTCATTGCCATGTCTTTAAGACCATTAGCAATTATCTCTTGTCGTGCAAAGTCATCTTTACCAGCATATTTAGCTGGTATACGATCAATAGTGTCCACCACTACAATCTTACAATCTTGATTGGCTACATAACTGTTTAAGTCTTGTATATCAGGACTGGAAGTTCTCAGTTTTATATGGTTGATTAAGCTTTCACCTCTGGTTAATACATCTTCATCTCTTGTTTTTAACGCATGCATAATATCTGGTTTAGACATGTTTAATGCAGCTTGCAAAAATCGTCTACTCATGGTTACATCGTCAACTTCAAGTGAGAAGAACAAGGTATTAATGTGAGGTAATTGAGTGATTAAGTAGGAAATAAAAGCAGTTTTACCTAAACCAGTATCACCTATTAAAGTAATAAGTTGTCCTGTAGTAAATGTATGCTTTTGTTTAAGAAATGGAAATATACTCTTTAAATCAAAGGAACGATCTTCAAAGTTTTCATTAGCAAATCTGACTAAATTGTCAATCATGCTATTAGAATCTAATGTGTCTTTATTGTCGTCAAGATCTTTGTATTTAAATAACATACATTTGCTATCACAATACGGAGTTAATACAGGGTGACTGCATCCGTAATTGTAATCATTCTTAAACGCATCTGAAACAATACGACTTGTTTCTTCAGGTTTTAAAGGGTTATCCATTTTAGCCATGTAAGAACGTGCTAAGTTGTCACAACCGTATTTATCAAAACCTAGTTTTTTACGCCATATACTTGCGAGTGCTAACAAGTGTTTATGTCGATTGCCCTTAACATATCCAGCATTGTAGATATGCTGAGAGCATGTAATGTGACGAGTAGTAATGCCTTTGGCTTTGTCAAACACTTTACGTACTTCAGATACATTTTTACGACTCATGTCCATTGGATCTAGGCCAATTATTTTTTCATCTTTAATTATATGAGGTACATAGTCATTATTGATGCTTTTAGCTAGATCACAAATTTCACTATAGCTCTTATCTTCTAAATACATATAAGGTATAGGAATTTTAAACAAGTTGGTTTTCTGATTAAGTGAAAAACCAGCTCGTATCAATCGTCTTGAATCGTATATTAAATCAATGTGTTGTCCAAAGTCACGCTGCATAGTCACACGAACCTGTTGTGCTAGTTTGTTGGAAGGTTCAAAACCGTATACGTTAGTAAGATGAATGTGAAAGCCTGTTCCTGAAAACCAGATATTAAAGTGTTCTGGTTCTATTAACTTTTTAGTCATGGCATCTATAACATCTACAACTGTATTGATAGTTTTAAGTCCTCCATTATCAAGTGTTCCTTCTTTGATGTAGTCAATATCTATTACAAGCTTGTCTACATTTTGAACTCCATTGTATCCAGTGACACTTCCGTTTTTATCTACGTAAGCCTGTATATCATCTGAATACAAAAACATACTACGGTATATTTCTTGACCAATTGCTGCACGTGCAATTTCCCCAAATTCATTTACGGTGCAGAATTTATTCCGATTGGCAACTGATCCTATTGCATACTCTACATACCAGTTAGTGTTTTTCATTGAATGTCCTTTTTTAAAGATACTTCGAGATTTTATTCAGTATTTAAACTTTGCTCTTAGCGTATCTTTTTAACTTTAGGAGATAATTATATCTGAGTTAGATCAAATTGTGTTTCTAACGCAGCCTTCATGTCTTTTGTGCTCTGCTCAACAGGTGGTGGAGCTGAAGAACCGTTTTTATGTTCTTCAAGAAATGAATCACTAGCATAGTTTTTGATCCAGCCGTTATTAACATCTTTGACAACTTTATCTTTAAGGTATCCCTGAGGTGAACCTACTGGTGCTACTATTTTATAGGTATCCCACCACAGTTTTCCACTTTTAAGAACTTTAGTAGTAGGGTAGTCACATTTCATAAATTCCTTACCAATAACGTCATCTAACCATTTATCTGGAACACTATAATCATCGTTAAGTGATAGGTTCTTCATGTTTAAACAAGACTCAAAGAATGTTCTTATTACAAATGCATTTCCCCAAGATTTATTGTCAGAGCTTGGTAGATCTTTTTTTAAATTACCTTTTAGCTCTATTCTACTAGGAATTTCACCTCTTTGTGTATGTACATTACACTCTACAGTTAAAAATAGATCAAAATGAGGTGTATAATTTCCCCATTGTTTTTCTACATCATATTCTAAGTTTACTGAAGTCACTGTACATCTTTTTTCATGTCCACCAGTCATTATTTATCTCCTTTTTTCTTATTGTCGTTAAATTCTTTAGTTTTGGTTTTCAATTGCTCTATAGCTTGATCTGCTTTAGCCTCTGTTGGATTGGTTTTAACAAATTCACGTACTTTAGCTGATTTGTCTGTACCTTTAAAGGCAACGCCATCAGCTAACCGTTGTAGTTTTACCCACTGTTCTGGTGTAATGTGGCCTTTTTTATATTCAACAAATCCACCTACCATAACAGATCTATTGTCCATGCTATCAGCATCTGCTGTATCGTCTATAGCAAATAAACCATTGCAAGCGTATTTACGAGCATATGAAGAGGTAGCACCTGTAATTTGACTGTCGTCCATACCTTTTTTAGTTACAGATTCTCTAGCCCAACCTGTAGAAGATATAGAATCGTTTCCGTCAGTTAGGGTTACAGTTGCTTTGATGTAATTAAAACCATTGACACATTCAATAGAGTCAGAAATCACTACTGAAGTTCCTGTTTTTTCCAGTAAAGGCTTTAAGCCTTCTAGAATATCAGAAAGATTTCTATAGTTATATTTTCCAAAGTTATTGGTGTGTCCTTTTTCTACTTTAAGTTCAGACTGAATTAAGTTTAAGCTTTTAGCCAGTCCGTCATTCATATTTAACATGTTGTCCATTTTTATCCTTATATTTACATCGTTAAGTAGGAAGGTCGAGAGTTAATAATATTACCAAACGTGTTATTAGTTAGTGTGATCTCTACTGTCCCTACTTTCAGATGGTTGTACAAATAAAGGAAGCAGTGCATCCAGATAGACAATGCGGAGTCTACGAGGTATGAGTGGGAGGGCATACACTACTTCCTTAAATTTAAG